CCATCGTCGCCGAAGAAATACTCGAAGTCGCCTAAAAAGGCGGCGTGGCCCTTGCTGCTGCTGCTGTCGTTCGCCGGGGTACTGCTCATATCGTCGCTCCTGCTGTGCTTCCGTATCATGTATACCAGTATAACATGAGTGTGCATACTCTGTCAATAGGTTGTACCCCCTAAAAAATAGGGGGCACATGGTTAGGACGCTTTCCGATATGCGTAGGCTCTTGTCGAGAGAGCCTTGAGTTGTTTCGCGGCGTCGGCCTCGATTGGGCAAAGCGTGGTCATGGCTTCCAATGGAAAGTAGATGATACCACCTTGCCGTAGGGGGTAGTTGAGTTGTCTTCCCTTGTGGGCAACAGTGCGAGAACATGAGAGCCACCCTATCTCTCCCCCATATACGCGCATCAGCATTTCATCTACGAAGTAGATGAAGACAGGAATGGCATAGGTGGCCTTGATGTGCATATAATCTTCATAGTGGCGAACGTCGACGCCCGTATCCGGGTAATAGTTCCGGCGGGCCTTGCTCTTTACCTCAACGATGAAAAGGTTCTTCTTATCCTGGCTGGCGCACAGTCGGTCAAACGGATGCGCTTTGCCAAGCAGTGGCCCATAAGGGACAATTCCGCCACTAAAGAGATGGGCGTCGACCAAGCCCTCCCCTATCTTGCCCTTCTGCGTCGTTGGCTTACTCTCGAAACTACGCGACGAACTTGAGTGTTTCGTTTCCAACTTGGTCCCAGCCTTCCCGCTTTTCGCGGCTGAAATAGTCGAGCTTGCGCCCTATGCAGAGTGCATTAACCATTGAGTAGAACTCATCAGGCTTTCGGCTATGCTCTCTCATTGGGCCTTGAATAATCGTTGTCTGGTTCGTAAGGTGGATAACCGGATTCCCTTTCACCGCCATAATGCAAAACTCAGATTGAGAGCGAAGCCATTGACCCAAACCCATTCTGTCCTTTACCCATGTGAGAATCGCCACGTCCCGAAATCCCCACTTGTCCAGAAGGGTGAAACTATGCCGCATGAACTTGTGCGTAGTCCAGAGCCACAGGACGCAACTTTCGGCGGCAGGTAGTTCAATCGATCCAATTTCATCCAGGCTCATTTCTGGGTATGGGTTCGCCGCGCGCCGTCCCTCTGCGTTATAGTTGGTTCCGTACGGCCAGGGTGGGTCAACGACAAGCACCTCATATACACCGCTCGGAAGGATTATTTCCCCGGCGTCTATGGCCTGCTGCTGCTGTTGCACGCGCTCAGCGAATAGTTGTCCCTTCGCTTCGGTAACAGTGGTCGCGCGACCTTCTGAAATCCGGTGGACAATAGCTTGGCGCTCCCCTTCATTTTTCATGCGGGCGATAGCCATTAAGTCTTTCTGGCTATCCGCCACAGGGGTCTCGCGCAACTGATCGCGCAAGTCTTCGGGAATGCTCTCTGCCACCTGGACGGCTCGTTGAATCGTGCGTGGTGATTGGCCCGTTTGCTGGGCGGTGTTGACTGAAAACGACATTGTGTCGTCTTCAGTTCGTACTCGTGTTCCTATTCCGCTCTTCCCGCCACCCAGCGCGCCATGCTTCGTCTCAGGATGCAGCGCCTCGTAAATCCCCTTGCGCCGTGCCAGTTGTTCGCTCCGCTCCAATGCGTTCAACTCATTGCGTGCTAGGTTCTCGTCAATCTCGGCCAGTTCTGCGCGTAGCCCGTCCAGTTCGCAAATCGTCGCCTCAATCTCGCTCCACCCCAGCGACTTGCACGCTTCGAGCCGGTGGTATCCGGCAATCAACGTATAGTCCGGCGTAACGGTAATGGCGTTAAGTAGTCCAATCTCGGCTATGGACTGCGCCAGCGTTGCAACGTCACGCAGCGCGCGGCGCTTGCTTGGTACAGTTATGCTTTCAATGGTGATTTTCATAGCTACTCCTGATTGTGTTGGTCCACACGTTCTATTTTACCAGAGTTTTGCGCACTCAGTCAACAACTTGACAGTAGAAACACTGTGGTGTACAATGTTATCAATTCGCGGCGAAGAAAGGACGTTAATCTATGAAGCGCATTGTATTTCACGCGCCAGACGACATGTATGAGGCTATCGAGCGCATGGCACAGAAACGCCGCGCGCCGCTCTCCGCAATCTTGCGTGAGGCGTGCGAAGAGTATCTGTCCGCGCGTGGTGTTGATGTTGATGGCCGTGTGACGTGGGGGAAACCTGCGGATGGCAGCGACGATAAGGCATCCGTGCCGGGGCAGACAATGGCTGGTGCTACGGTGATCGCGTAGCACCAGCCCGCCGCGTGCTGAGAGGCCAGCACCGGCCACGCTATCATGACTCGACTCGCCCGCGTGCGCGAATCGCACGCTGTGCAACAACTTGCACAACGCTAGTGACTCGCTATGGTTTATGTTCGGTATGCGCGCGCTAACTGGAAGCATACTTTCCTCAAAGTGTAAATGTGCGCGCGTTGATGCACATGACAAGTAGCGCGCTAGTGGGAGCATATGATCATGGTTGCGCGCAGGCGTTAAAGAGACTATACTGGTTAAACTTACATGCTTCATTATAGCACGATTTTTAACAGGACAGAATACACTCAACGCTGAGAATCGGGAAAGGAGCGATAGGCATGGATCGTGCAATGGAGCGGGCCTTCTGGTTCGCGCTGGTAGTCTATCTCCTGATGCGTGGGAGCGCACCGCGCATTCGGGTAGCAGGGCCAGGGGCAGCTATTCCTGGCGGGCGGGCGATAGAAGTGCCCGTAAGCGCATAGAGCACGAGGCGCGCACGTGGGGTTCGGGGCGCGCAACATGGGGATGGTTGGCGTCGAGCGCGCTTGACACCGCTCGCGGCAGGCGCGCCACCAGGGTTCGAGTCCCTGCATCTCCACTGGACGTTTCCCCCTGCCCTGGCGCAAGGAGGCACGTGAATATAACTTGTTGCGCGACGGGGCGAGACGCGGTATACTTGACCTCGTCTAAGTCACATCAATATGGTATCATGAGCACGAACGCCCAGTCGGGTACCATGTGACTTAGACACTCTCATGGCACCATTCCCGACTGGGCGTTTTTGATTCTGCACGACTAACCTCATCCCGTCCGACCACCCTACGCGGGCGCGGGGTGGCGAGTATCGTATATGCCTGCGAACAAATAAAAAGCCGCGATGGGAGTCGCGGCGGCGCGGGCGCTAATTCACAGTGGAGGAACACCGTGAATCAAGAGAATCTTACCAAACCACCGGACGCGTGTCAAGTATTCATTGAAAATCCAGACGCGATTGAAACAATGGCGGAGTGTTACGCCACTACTCAGGATTTTCTGAACCACCTGTTTTACGGCATCCCCGGCCCAGTCTATTTTGAACTAACATTCATCGCGCCGCCTGGGGTGAACGTAGACGGGCCGCACATTGTTACAAAGTCATACCAGATCGGCGCAGAGCTGCCGGACTGGGAATGGGTTGAGTCCATGAATAACGCGGGTTATGGGGTGTACTATGGGTTAACGCCCAAGAAAACGCGGATGCCCGAACACCGACGCAGCAATGAGTCCAACACCGCATTCTGCCAGGCGCTTTGGGTTGATATTGATTTGCAAGACAAAACGTATGCCGACAAGGACGAAGCGTATAACGCGCTGTGTGAGCACGTACCGACTGCCATCATTGACAGCGGCGGCGGGTGGCATGGCGTCTGGCGCATTCAGCCTATCCCGGTGAACAAGACCACCCTGCCCCACCTCAAACGCACGTTGCGCGGCTTGTCGATTGCGCTCAAGTCCGATCCGAAGGTGGCAGAGCTGGCGCGAGTGTTCCGGTTGCCAGGGTACGTCAACACCAAACCGGAGCGCGCCGGGGCATGGTGCAGCGTCGTGTCGTTCGTGCCGGGCGAAATGGAATATGACTATTTTGAATACTACCGCGAGTTAGTTCCCAAACAGAAACCACGCCTCCGCATCAAGCGCGAGTTGCCGCGCGATGTCCGGCTCTCCCTGCCCCGCTGGGTGTTGGACTACATTGAGAAAGGCGCACCAGAGGGCACGCGAAATAACAAGCTGTTCGGGGCAACGGTGGAATACCGCGTCAACGGCTACGGGTTCTCGGATGCTGTACGCGACCTGGAACCGCGCGCCATTGCGGACGGACTGGAACCGCGCGAAATCGAGCGCACGATGGAAAGCGCGTGGCGCTCCACTGTGGGCAGCATAAACGTACCGGGGCATCTCGGCGCAATCATGGCCGCAGACGATGCGGGGGTGCGTGATGAGTAGCCTCCTGCTGAAAGAACAGCCCATTGTTGTGTTGCCAGCGCTAGCTAAGGCTGTGGGGTTAAATGAAGCCATCTTCCTACAACAGCTTCATTACTGGCTCAACAAGGTTCCCAGCAGTCAAAATCTTGGACGTGTTACCGAGGGGATAGCCTGGATATACAACGATTACAAGACGTGGCAAGAAGACAACTTCCCGTTCTGGTCCATACCGACGATTCGCCGCACCGTGTCATCACTCGAAAAACAGGGGCTTATTACCACCGAAATCGAGTCAGACGCAATGGTGAACGGTGGAAAACGTAAGTGGTATACCATCAACCGTGAAGCCGTTGAATCAATAGGGTCTGATCATTTTGATCAGACGGTCGGATCAAAACGATCAGACGGGTCTGATCAAAATGATCAGACTATATATATAGAATCAGAGACTACAGCAGAGACTACAAAACCTGAAACGGTTGCCACGCCACTTCCTGAATACTCGGATATGGCGGCTAACGCCGATGCTGGCGCATTGGAGAGCAGCGAAACTACCGAAGACGTGGAAGCGCGTGCTGTGGATGCAGAAGCGCCGAGCGAGTTTCGCGCCATCCAGGGGCAAGCTGTGGAAGTCGTCTACAAGGGTAACGCCAAGCAATATGGCAATGCTGGCCTATTGGCACGCTGGGCATTGTGCGACGTGGAGAAGTTGAACACGCCGCGCGGCAAGCAATGGCTGGGCTGGTTGCCAGACGCACCGTTTACGCTTGTGGAGTTTGATGCCTTCCTGATGCAGTATAGCGAGCGCAATATCGAGTGGCCATCCAGTCCTGAGAAGTGGAACAAGCAGGCGTATGCCTTCCGGCACGATTCGCGCCGCGCGCAGTATATGCGCCGCGCAATGGAAAAGCACACCCCTCAGACGGAAATCAAGCCGTCCGCGTATGAGGTGGCAATGGAAGCTGCGAACAGCGTAGTGTCTGGCGAGGCGGCAGCATGAGCGAACAGAACCCCACCCCGTGGGAAATCAGCGCTGACGAAGTGCTGGCCGTGCTGCTGCGCAACGATAAGGCATACCAGCAGGCGTGTTATGAGTGGTCGCTCAAGGCGTTTCATATGCCGCCAGGACCGCGCCGGTTCACTATGCACGCGATCAACGCCTTACGGCGCGCCAATGAGCCGGTACATATTGCGGCGCTGGTAGATCGCAGTGACGGACAGGTTACGCCGGGATGGTTGGCGGAGCGCGTTGCGGCTTACTCGGAGGCTATGTTAGGTGAGCGGTTTAAGTCAAACGTGGAGATTTGCCGGTCACGCGCTAAGGCATACCAGGACGTGACGAATATGCAATATGCCATTGACGAGTTAAAAAAGGCGGGTGACGAAGACGAACGGCGGCGTATCGTGGGCGAAGTGATCTCGAACCTGGGCACTGAGGCTGACACCAGCATCGAAGATTCCACTGCTACCGCTACCGCCGCGCGCTTCCTGGACATGCTCGACGCCCCTCCCCTGCCCACGCTGACTACTGGGGTAACGTGGTTGGATAACAACACGGGCGGACTGATGCGCAAGCAGATATGGTGGATCGCGGCGGCATACAAGAAACGCAAGTCAACACTGATGCGCAACATGGCGATTGGCCTACTGCGCAAGGGCGCGAGTGTGACGATTGCGGCGCGTGAAGGATCACAGGAACTGGTGACAGCGCAGATTATCGCCATGCTTGCGGTTGAGCAGTTACACCGCGAGGGCGTGCATGATGCGCGGGATTCGCGCGGTGTGCCACTGGACATGATTAGTGCTACGTTGCTGATGAAGCTACGCAATACATACAAGCGAGTCATGGACAAGCGCCAGGTGCAAGCGATCAGCATTGCCGTCAGGGAGTATATGTCGTGGGGCAACCGACTGCGCATCTACGACACCACCGAAGAACACGGCGGACTGAGCGACTTTCAGAGCCTCGAAACGGTGATTGAACGTGACATTCAGATGTACGGGGTGGATGTTGTGTTCGTCGATTACTTCCAACTGTTTACGGCGGGACACTCGACGATGTACGACAACGCCTCGCACATGGCCCGGCAAGCGCAGCAGATCGCAGCGGAGAAGAACATTGCAATGGTGATGTTGGCTCAACTGAATGAGGAAAGCGTCAAGGGCAGCAACGACAACTATAGTCCTGGCGTCAAGGGCGGAGGTGATCCGGCAGCTACAGCCGACTTCCTGCTGACGACGGACTACCCGAAGAATAGCGACGGTGACTCGGTGTTTACGCGACTGCGCATCATGATCAAGCTGGCACGGCACGGGGAAGCGCAGAAGTTTACCGAAGTGCCCATTCATCCCGCGAGCGGCCTCATTCTGCCCACTGTCGAGATCGAGTCGTTGTCAGGCGGTGCGCAATGACCTGCGCCACGCTTGAAGACGTGCTCTCGGACCTGACGACCGCTGCCGAGTCCGAGTCGCTGGCGCAGTTCGCGCAGGGCGACGTGCTGGCGCTGGCCTGCGAGCCGCAGACGCTTGCGGACATGGGCTACAGGACGCAGGGCGCGTTCCTGGCCGACGCGGGTTCGGCGGTGGGCCTCGGCCAACGGGCGCTGCTGATGCGGCTCAAGGTGGCGCGGACGTTCGCCGCGGAGCAGCGCGATCCCACGCTCAAGTGGATGACGCACTACCATGCAGCGCGCACCGAAAACCCGATCGGATGGCTGGAACTGGCGGGCGTGAACCAGTGGAGTCCCACCGACATTCAGGCCGCCATACGCGCAGACAAGGCGCACGACGACGACAGCGAGACGCTTGTGGTAGCGCGGGCACGGGTGGCGCACGTGGTGAGCGTCAGCGGGGGCAACGTAGCGCTGGCCTTTGAGGGCAAGGTGCCTGATGTGCGCGTGGGCGAGGATGTAGTGGTGACGATAGCAGTGGACCGCATACCGGTGCAAGTGGCTGCACCGACACAGGAGGCGAAGTGATGGCAGGATACCAGTACACCGTGATCATTGGTAACGTGGGGCGCGATCCTGAGATGCGCTATACCCAGAGCGGCATCGCCGTGTGCGATTTCAGCGTGGCCGTCTCGCGGCGCTGGACCGACCGGACCTCGAACGAAAGCAAGGAAGAAACGACCTGGTTCCGCATCAGCGCCTGGCGCGCGCTGGCCGAGACCTGCAACCAGTACGTTCACAAAGGCATGCAGATCATGGTGGCGGGACGCGTGAGCGCCAATGCATACAGCGCGCAAGACGGCACGCCGCGTGCATCGCTCGACTTGCTGGCGCTCGATGTGCAGTTCCTGGGCCAGCGCGGGGATGCCTCCGACAGCGCGCCGCGAGAAGCGGAGAACATGCCGTTTTGAACGTAGACGCGAATGAGCTACTGGCCGTGATTGGAACACTGCCACCGGACATGGAACGCGCTGAGGCGGTGTATATGCTGGCGACGGTGGGGCGTATGTCACAGATGGACATTGCCCGCCAGAGCACACTCACCGAGGGCATGGTGAAGAGCGACGTGAGGCGCTGGGTGCGGAGCATGGGCGCACCCTGGCCCAGCGAGAGCGTCTCGGACGCGGGAACGTCACAGGGCGCAATGGAACACGGAGAGTCGCCATTGTCGCAGGAATCGCGCGTGGACGTCAGCGCCAACGGCGAACGGGTATTCGTTGGAGCGGACCAGCAGCGCCAGCTACTGCGGGCGTGGTTCGGCACATCGTATCGCCCTGCCCCATTCGCGTTTCACCCACAGCGCACCGAGCGCGCGGTGGTGGGCGTGGGCGATTTGCATGGGAAGCCAGACCCCATGATTTTAGCGGAGTTGGTGAGCCGTGCGCCTGATGTGATTGTCGTGGGCGGTGACACAACCGACGCACAATACGCCAGTCAGCACCCATCTGACACGCGCCAGGACGCGCAGCGCGACAACCGCCAGGCGGCCCGGCAAGAGTTTGCTATCTTGCGCGCGTGGTTCGAGACATTGATTGATGAGACGGATGCTAGCCTGTACGTGATGCGCGGCAACCATGACTTGTGGGCGTGGAAGCAGATTAGCGCGTTGCTGCCCGAATGGGCAGTGGAACAGTACCGCGATCCGCTCGAAATGCTGGTAGGCGACTTAGGTCCGCGCGTGGAGATGGTACGCACTGACAGCACCTATACCTTTCCCGATGGTAGCGTTGACCAGGACATCCCCGGCAACGAGTTTGTATACATTGCGGGTGACGTGCTGTTTAGCCACATCAACAAGGCGTCATCCAAGACGCAGCCTGGCGTTGTCAAGGTGTACCGCGATTGGTTCATCCCCTGGGCGCGCGTGTTGGGTATGGGGCACGTTCGGGCGATTGTCCATTTTCATGTGCATCAGCGGACGCTCCTGAATGAGGAAGGCGGGCACATTACACTGATTGAGCCGGGCATGGCGGGAATGCCAAGCGCAGAGCACTATAAGTTCGGGTACCAGTCCAAGTGGCGCCCCAGCGTGCAGGGGTTTGTGCAGATGACACAGTATCTCGACAGGCAGCAATGGCGAACTGACCTGGATAGCGTCGAGTTGGTAGCGCCGCGTCAGGCGCGAAAGGCGAGTGCAGCATGAGCAAGCAGCAGTCAACGATATCCGCCAACATCGGCCCCGGCGTAGCGGTTGAGCTGGTCAAGGACATCATCACCAGCAATATCAGCATCCCGCGCGGAACGCTGGGCATCGTGCAGTGGAGTTATCCGCGCGTGGCGCGCGTGCAGTTCGTGGGCTATTTGTCGCTGTATGGCGTAGAGGTCGAGAAGCTCAAGGTCGTCATATTGCAGGCGGTGGCATCATGAACTGGGCCATCCAAGAGGTATCGGCGGCGGCTGTCCCAAATCCGAATGAGCGAGGAAGCGCATACTACGACCTCACGCGCGAGCTTGTGCTACGCATTGAGCAGACGCCGGACAACAAGGCGCTGGCGTTGGCATTTGCGGATGTACACGCGGCCCGGCTCACGCGCGATAATGTGTCTCGACTGCTGCGCCAGAACGGGCTGGCGCGGCTGGCCGACTTTCGCGTCATCGAGACGGATGACGGGGCTACGCTGTACGTGAAGCGCGGCCCGCAGTGGCGCAAGGGTGCGAGTATATGACCGAGACGATGACTAGCGCGGAATACCACGCACTCACCAGCAAGCGCAACAAGTACAACGCCAGGCGTGTGTGCATCGACGGCTACAGTTTCGATAGCCAGGCCGAAGCGCGGCGCTATGTTTGGCTGCGCGATGAGCAGCAGGAGAAGCGCATTAGCGGGCTGCGCGTGCATCCGACGTTCGAGTTGCAGCCTAAATTTACGGATGGATCGGGAAAGAAGCATCGTGCCATCTACTACAAGGCTGATTTCTCATACGTAAATACAAAAACAGGACGCCAAACAGTAGAGGACGTAAAGGGGGGCAAAAACGGAGCAGGAACCCGGACGCAATCTTTTAATATGAAGATGAAAATGTTCCTATACCGCTATCGGGAGGTAAGTTTTTTTATTGTGGATGACGCCTAAATGCGGTATAATTGATGCGTCCGCCAAGACACAACACAGGGGTGATGCCTGCTTCGTAATATCATTGCGCATAAATCCCCCGTGTTAGAAAACCCTGTTGTCTTGGCGGACGCAGGCAGCCTAACATGGGGGATTTGTGTTATGCCAACAGGACATTATGAACGAAAGCCGCGTGTAAAGCGGGTGGTGATATACTGTGAAATTTGCGGAGCGCCGATAGAATTGTTCCCCTCTGTACTTAAGCAGCGGGGGCATGTGCGCTATTGTTCTAGAGAATGTTGTGCAATAGGCCAAAGAAAACCAGGAAGATACGTTGAGTTAGAATGTGATTATTGCGGAAAAACGTTTGTAAAACGAGCAGATCACGTTAAGGCGCGTAATTTTTGCAGCCAGGATTGCAGCGCAAACGGACGCCGCAAAAAGTATTCCAAGTGGCGCGACCCGCTATATATTAAAAAATATAACAGAGAATATAACGCTAAAAACAGGGAAACCGTAGCGAGGGTCAAGAGAGAGTATGCGATTAAAAACCCAGATGTCGTTAAGTCCGCAAAAAGGAAATGGCGCAAAAACAATGGGAGTATTTCGACGTTTAAACATCGCGGCAGGAAAAAATCATTGCCAGTTTCCTATTCTGAAGCCGACTGGTTACAAGCGGTTGAGTATTTTCATGGATGTTGTGCGGTTTGTGGACGGCAAGGAAGTGACTTATTTGGAGAACACTATTTGGCGCGTGACCATTGGATTCCATTGAGTTATATGGGCGATGATAATCCTGGGACCGTGCCGACTAACATTGTCCCGCTATGTCAAGGTATTGGCGGATGTAATAACTCTAAGGGAAAAGAAATGCCCAAAGCATGGCTAGCAAAGCGATTCGGGACGCGCAGGGCAGCTCAGATTGAAAAAAGAATTGAGGGGTATTTCGCATGGATAGACGCAAAGGCGGCGTAGGAACACAAAACGCGCCGGGTTGGGCGCGCTGTGGTAAGAAAACTATATCTGGCGCGCGGGGCGCTACGGGTGTATAATACGGCTGTATTCGGTCATATTTGGAGGTCCAAAATGAGACGAAAGGCAGGTCGGTTTGCACCCATGAATGACATTCCGGTTATTCTCGACTTGGGCCATTATGCGCTCAAGGGCATTGTTGGAGACGACGAACGCCGCCGCGAAAGTCTGCGGCATGGGCTGATGGAAGTCAGCCGCGATGACTGGCAAAACGTGGTTGATGCGGGCAGTCAGTCGCATCCCGATTATATCCGTGTCGCCAACCGCTATTATGAGGTTGGGCAAACGGCGCTCAACCATTCGAGCGCGCCAACGGTGGAAGGGGTAGACCGCTACCATCGGAATTATTATGGCGTGTTGATGTGCGCCATGATTGCACGATTATTCGATCCGCGCGAAATTGACAGCGCGGTAGTGTTCGCATCATACCCGCCCGGCGACAGACGACACAAAGACGAGTTAGAGCGTGCGCTTCTGGGGTTATGGGACTTCGAGCACATGGGGCGCGCCTTCCATGTTACAGTTCGTCGTGTAGTCACTTACGCGGAGCCGATGGGCGGGTTCTGGAACTTTGTTATCCAGGGTGATGCCAACGGGCAATATGATAACGCGGACTATAACCCGCGCCGCCAAACGTTGGTGATTGATCTGGGTGGTGGCACAATGTCCATGTTGCCAATTGGCAATGACCAACTGCCCGATTTTCGCCGGGCGTACTCGTTCGCCGTTGGGTTTAACAACGTGGCGGAGTGGTTCGAGCGTGAAATGCGCGCATCCTACCGTGATCTATTTCGCGGTTCCCGCAACCTGCCAGATGACCTCGTGCATGAGGCGCTTGCTACTGGCCGGTGGTTCGGGGGCGGTGACGACGAAGGGCTTGATGTATCGCGTGAAGTTGAGAGCGCAATGGCCGAATTGGTCGAGCAGTTCCGTACAGGGTTCCACCGGGCAGGGGGCGCGCAACCTTACGGCCAAATCATCCTTACGGGCGGCGGCAGTGCTATCCTGGGGGAGCGGCTCAAGTTGATGTCGGGGCACAAGCGAGTATTCTATGCGCTCGATGACATGGCAACTTTGCACTTTGCGAACGTTACAGGCGGACTCAAGGCGTACCGCGAAATCTTCGGGGAGGTCATGTCATGAAGGGCCTTAGCCGAGTGGTCCAGGGGCGGTTGCACCCTGACAACGACGAAGAACGGGAAGCGCTCGAAGTATTGGAGCAGTGGGAGAACGCTGGGCATTCAACGCGCCAGGTTATTACTCAGGCGTTGCGCGTATTGGGCAAATATGATGTGGTGGAGCCGGACGCAGTGACCGCTATTCGCCACATGATGAGCGACATGCAGGAGTCAATGGTGGATGCGGTGGTTAAGCTGCTGGAAGACCGGATCGAAGACTTGGCATCAATGGCCCCGGCAGAACGCCGCGCACAGGTCCAGAGCGCCGCACGCAGCACGTTCGGACGCAGCATCATGAATGCGGTGGACGTGACGGACTACGAGGGGGGTGAGTAATGGCGGAATATGTATACCTGATTGAGCAGGCCAATAGCCCATATTGCAAGATTGGGGTGTCAAATAATCCATCTGGGCGATTATGGCAACTACAGCATAAAAATCCGGATCGGTTGTATGTCAGGTTTTTGCTTGAAGTAAAAACGCGCGCAGATGCGCATAAACTCGAAAGCCTCTTGCACCAGCAGTACTCCGGTGTAAGAAGGTATGGCGAGTGGTTCATTTTAAAGGCTGAGCAAGTTGTGACGATGCCAGCCCTAAGCGACGAGATGTTAGAATTAATAGTCAAAATCAAAGAGTATCCACAATGGGTAATCGAGACAAAGCCAAGAAAAACAAGAGTTAAGGTGAACAATGCGCCACCTAAAGCTTATGATCCCAAGAGTGAAATAAGCTTTAAGTTGTTCTTGTTTTTCTTGGCTTGTTTATGGCTATCAACGCCATTATTCATGGCCAGCATTCTGCAAAAGACTGATATGCACATCGTTGAGATTGTATGTTGCGGGGTAATGTCGATAGTGTCTCTTATCGGCATGATTGTCGTTCCCATCGAGCAATATCGATACACCCTGAGTGATGAATATTTCGAGATACATAAAGACGAGATACGATATGCGCTTAAGCAAAAACGGCTGGCATAACGACAATGGAACGGAGGCGGAATGAGCGAGACGCTTGAATTTGTGTGCTCTCAATGTGGGGCAGTACACACCATTATTATCCCCATTCGTGCGCCAGAATTGAGCACGGTAGCTTATGCCGTGCTCACTGCGTCCGGCGTTTCGCGCACTGAGCAGGATGCGCTCAAGGCGTGGCGCAACGGCAAGCCCATTAGCACCTCGACGCTGGCGCGCGTGTGCGGTTATTCGAGACGACAGACGCGGCGCGGCTTACAGGAATTGCAACGCGCCGGGTATGTGTCTCCCGTTCCCCATCCGCGCGGCGTGCAGTTCGCTGGCGTGCCTACCACGATGCGCATGGTATCCTCACTAGTGGCTTAATCTCACTATGGGCGCGTATATGCCCACCCACCATACAAACCTATAGGTATACTGGTATGCAGGCGAGTGCCAGACGGTACCCGCCTGTCGTGTTATCTATTCTCGACTCGCAGAGGCACACACGGCTGCCGGGCGCGCTCCCCCACACGCAGCCCGGATATGCGCTAGGCAGGGCTGGTAGCGACCAGTGACCGAGGCCGAAGGCGGTGCAAGTCCGTCATAGCGCACTTGGCCCGGATGCGTCCGGGCGCTAACGTTCGCTCCGTGATATGCGTCCCGTTGGCAGGGGTGGTCCACGAACGGGCCACCCATACGCATTGTGGGGAATCCGCACACGCTGCGCGCAACACAGGCGCACGAAGACGCACGCGCCGCAGGTCGCCGGAGCACGCGAGTCCGGGCAAGGTGGCGCACACAGGCACGCGAGCGGGTGAGGGTGGTGAGTGCAAGTCGTTGCACCGGGGGAACATGGCGAAAGACCGCTGGGCGAATCGGATTATTGGCGAGGATGTGGTGGAAGCTGACCAGCTTCTTGCCCATCCATTTAATTGGCGCGTCCATTCAACAGCCCAACAGCGCGCGCTCGAATCGGCGCTCGATGGCATTGGCTGGATTCAGCGCGTCATTGTTAATCAGCGAACCGGGTATGTACTGGACGGACATTTGCGCGTAGCAATGGCAATATCACGCGGCGAACAGGTGCCAGTTCAGTATGTAGACCTGGACGAAGATGAGGAACGGCTCGCACTGGCGACGATTGACCCGCTCAGCGCGATGGCCGCAGCCGACCGCGATATGCTGGCGGACCTACTGGGCGACCTGCGCGAGACGGAGTTGGTGCAGGACGATGCGGCGCTGCGGGAGCTGCTGAATCAGGTGGCGGGCGAGAACGCCATTGCATTCGGTGACGACCCGACGCCCGACCCAGGCGCACAGATGGACCGTGCCGAGGAACTGCGCGAGGTGTGGCAGACGGAGCGCGGGCAGGTGTGGGACGCGCCAAGCGCGAGTGTGCCGGGGCGTAGCCATCGGGTGATGTGCGGGGATAGCACGAGCGCAGACGACGTGGCGCGACTGATGGGCGGGGAGAAGGCGCAAGCAGTAGTGACAGACCCGCCGTATGGAATAAACGCGGCCCAAATGACAATGGGTAGCGGCAAGAACAAATTGTTTTCAAAGGGTGAATGGGATTTGTCACGCCCTGATTTATTAAAGGCAATTGACATAAACAAGGTTTGTATTATTTGGGGCGGTAACTATTTTGCAGATGCGCTGCCCATTTCCGGGGACTGGCTTTGTTGGCACAAGAAAAACGACGGGCTGTCATTTGCCGAGTTTGAACTGGCGTGGACTAACATTGGGTGCAACGCCCGTTTAATTCAACATCATTGGGGCGCTGAAACTAAAGAGCACATCACCCAAAAACCAACAGAAGTTATCCGTTGGTGTTTGTCTTTTTTGCAGGGTGATATTTACGACCCATTCCTCGGTTCCGGCACAACCGCAGTCGCCGCCGAGCAAACCGGACGCATCTGCTATGGCATGGAACTCGAACCCAAGTATGTCGCGGTCACGCTGCAACGCCTCGCTGACATGGGGCTTGAGCCGCGATTAGTTGACGCGAATTAACTTGTAACAGGGGAACTTGTATGGCACGCCGCACAACTGCGCAGCGCACAAAGGACTTGGAACGTACCGCCGAACTGTATCTGCGCGGTGTGCGACAGTCCGAGATTGCCGAGCAGATGGGCGTATCTCAGCAGACGGTGAGCAACGACTTACAGGCGCTCTATGCGGAGTGGCGCGAGTCGGCGTTGGTCGATATGGACGCGGCGAAGTCGCGCGAACTGGCGCGCATTGACGAGTTGGAGCGCACCTACTGGGCCGAGTGGGAAAAGTCCCAAACGCGGCGCGAAGTTACGCAGACCAAGAAGTCTGAGGGCAAAGAGGCGCGCAGCGAGGCTAGTGTGCGCAGAGAAGATCGGCTAGGCGACCCGCGTTATTTAGCGGGCGTGCAGTGGTGCATCGAGCGGCGGTGCGCCATCCTGGGCATTAACGCGCCAACGAAGATGGCGCACACAGGCGCAGACGGCGGCGCGATTGAGACGAAGGGGAGCGTGACGCTTGACCTCAGCGGCCTTAGCGCCGAGCAGCTTGCAGGCTTGGTGCAGTCTCTCACGGACTGACGCACGCGCTCAGATTCACGCGGAACTCTGGCAACGGTGCCTCTACGACGAGCGCCTGTTCCCGCTGTTCTGCGAGTCGTTTCTAGTCGTACAAAACAAGCGCGGTGAGATTGTGCCCTTCGTGCCCAACCGCGCGCAACTCACGCTCATTGACAACTTGACCGGCTGGGATATTGTGCTCAAGGCGCGGCAGTTGGGTATGTCTACTGCGATTCAAGCGTGGCTGTTTTACCAGCACATGCGCGGCAATGCCCGCACCAACACGCTTTGTCACGATGATGAGCTTACGAGCGTGCTGCGGCGCATGGTAGACCGCTATTACGACAACCTGCCCGACACCGTGCGGCCCCCGCGCAAATATGCCAATGCCAAGCTGACCACCTATGACGCGCTCGACAGCGAGGGCAGCATCGCTACAGTGGGTGGGCAGGCAGGCAAGAAGAAGGGGCGTGGCGGCAGCGTAACGCACATACACGGCTCTGAGGTCGCCTTCTGGCCCGACGCCGAAAGCGTCATGGCCGCAGCGATGCAAGCAGGCAACCCGGCCATCGTGCTTGAGAGCACGCCCAACGGCATGACGGGCTGGTTTTACGAACGGTGTATGGAAGCGCTTGCGGGTGATAGCATCTGGACGCTGCACTTCTTCCCCTGGTGGGATGACGACGAATACCGCATCCCACTGGGTCAGGGGGAGACGTTTGACTACACCGAGGACGAGGCGGCGCTCGTGGACGCGCACGGACTCGACGCTGAACAGATTGCATGGCGACGGCTTAAGTTGCGCGAATTGCCGCACACATTCGCGCAGGAGTACCCGGAAGACCCGTATTCGTGCTTTTTGTCGAGCGGCAATTCGTTCTTCGGGGATGTTGAGGGCGTGTTTACCGCGCCGATGGATGTAGAGCCTGACCCGTTGCATCGCTATGTGGCGGGGTTGGACTTTGGGCAGACGAACGATTACACGGTGTTGATTGTGCTCGATACGTCCACGAATGAAATGGTAGACATGCTGCGCATCAACCGTATGGCGTGGGCCGACATTCGCGCCCACATTGAGGGACGCGCGGCACAGTGGGGCGCAGTGGTGTGGGCCGAGGAAAACAGCATCGGCGGGCCAAACATTGAGGCCATGACGGGGCGCGTGAAATTGCGCAAGTTCCGCACAGACGCCAGCAGTAAGCCAGCCCTGATGCAGGGGCTATACGTCGCACTGCACGAATCGGGGCTACGGCTTCAACCGCACCCGGAATTAAAACACGAGTTGCGCGCGTTTATTAGTGAGCAGTTACCTAGCGGTCATTGGCGCTATGAAGGCGGCAACGGAGCGCACGACGACACGGTAATCGCGCTGGCGCTGGCATGGCATGGGGCACATAACGCAGGTGGGCGAGGGGGGTCATTCTCCCCGGCAGGACGGAAACTCTAATGGCATTCGGGACCGACCCGGTAATTAAGAGCTACCTTGACTTTCTGGCCGCGCAGCGTGAAGAACGCTGGGAGGCGTTGGGGCAATACCGCGACTACGAGGCAGGTGACGCCACCGCGCAGATGACCGACGACCAGAAGATCATGCTGGTTGGCGCAGACACCGCCGGGCGACCGAATAGCAACCCGGAGTTTAACATCAACGTGTGTCGGCCTATTTGTGCCGCACCGTCCGACCGCCTGCACGTCAAGGGTATTCGCGTCAGCATCCCTGACCAGCAAGAGTTGTCAGACGCCATTAGCGCGGAGGTGTGGCGCTGGTGGGAAGCGTGCGGCATGAACGAGGGGCAGCAGCATGTCCACTATAGCGCCGTTCGGGATGGCGACTCGTACCCGATTGTAGACCACGACGGCAAACAGCCGAGTGTGACGCTCAACATGGCGTATGACGGCGAGAGCGGCACAGAGATGGCGTACCAGGATGCGCACCCCGGCAAACCGCTCTATGCGGCAAAGCGATGGGACATGCAGCGGCCCACAGTGGGCAACACGACCACCAACCGCGTGCGGCGCATGAACCTTTATTTTGAAGATCGGATTGAATACTACATTACCAAAGGCATGACGGCAGGCAGCAGCGAGAGCGGGTGGCGTCGGCTGGATGAAACCGACAGCGACTATAAGCCTGATGATATGCAGGAAGCAGTCTTGACCGACCCCTACGGGCGGCAGTATACCGCTACGGTGCGATGGCTGACCTCAGATGGCGCACCAACCGGCGCGCCAGTGGGCAACCCAGTCCGACACATGCGCCACGATGCACGTGGGAACGCCTATGGGCGCTCGCGGTTGGCTGATGTAGTGCCAGGACTGAATGACGCGATTAACCGCGCGGGCGTGTCGCTACAGGCGGCGGCGCTGTTGAGCGGGTTCAAGGAAGTCATCATCACAGGCTTCTACCCGGATGTGGACCGCGAAACCGGCGTGAATACCGCCATTCGCCGCTCGCCGTCCGCCATGCACTACATCGAGGAAAAGGATGTGGGCGTCAATACCACACCAGAGACGGACCTTAACCAACTGATTTCGGTGTTGGACAAGTGGATCGTTATTGCGGCCACGTTGACCAGCACGCCGCTTAGCCTATTTAACCTGACTGCACACACGCCCGCCGAGGGCACGCAGAAACAGCTTGAGTCAGCATTGGTGCAGTCGGTGAAGCGGTTGCAGCGCGGATTCGGGCAGGTGTGGCAAGATGTGGTGCGTATGATGCTCAAGTTTGACGCGCTGTATTCGCCGGATGAGTCCGCTGTTGTGCCGATTGAGGCGTTCGACCAGATAGACGACTGGGACATCAACATCGAGTGGGAACCCGCCGAAACGCGCAATAACCTGGAAGAACGCGAGATTGCGGCGACGGATATTGCGCAGTTGGGGATGCCCAAAGAGTTCGTGTGGGAGCGCTTCTTCGGGGCTGAGGAAATCGCCCGGATGAACGACATGCTCAGTACGCGCACCAACAAGGCAATCGGCGCGCTGGCCGAATCCATTGCGGAAGCTGAACGCGCGGCACAACAGGCGGCAGCGCAAACCACCGTGACCGGCACGGGGCCAGCAGTCGCAACGCTGCCCATAGCAGCCACGACAACGACAGATGAGGCGGTGCCCAATGCCGCTTAGTCTCGCGCAGATTGACGCACTTGTGGCGCAGGCAGTGGCGGCAGGGATGGACACCGCCGAGGTTGAAGGCATACGCCAGGCACTCTTGATGCGCGCGGCAGACCTTGATGGTGCGCAAAAGCTGGCGTTAGGGCAGGCGCTCACAGACGCAGAGCGCGCCAAGAACCTGCAATCGTTTATTGACGAGATGGCGGCACAGCACAAGAGCCGGATGCAGCGCGCGGCGGATGACATTATGGGCATGAGCGACGAGGAATGGAACGCCATCATGGGCGAGGGTGACAATGAGTGATGTTGCGGTATTGCGCTCGCGCGACGGGTCCGAGGTGTACCTAATCTCAAGCGGGGCCAAATACATACCGCGCGGATGGCAGGGAGACGCCAACACATTTGGATATGTGTTTTCTGGCTCGCGCGATTTTTTTGACAGGCTTGGCTACGACGAGCAAATGGACAAGCGGGGCGGGTGTATTATCCACGATCAGTATGTCATGCTGGGATTAAAGACTCATCTGCGCGGCATGACTGGAAGTTGGATGCGCGATCATCGGGGGCATAAACATGCCGGACCCAACACGCCTTGAGCGGTTACAGCGGCGTTTGGCGGTGGCGTTTGAGATTGCGCCCCCTGACGAGCAGACGTTGACCGAGAGCATCTACCGCCAACGCGCGCTCGCGTGGCAAGACGCCATGACGGGATACGCGCGACAGGCGGGCAGTAAGGCAACGGGGCAGGGGCCATTCGAGGGCGACCGCCAATACCTGCTGGACGTGAGCCGGGATGATGCGGCCAGTATTCGGTCAACGTTTAATCGGGAGTTGAGCAACGAGATTGCGCGGCTGTATGCCGCTAACCCGGACGGCGACCGGCAGTATTACATCACAAACCTGACGACCTGGGCCGACAGGCGCGCGGATTACAAAGACCGGCAGATCGCGCTGATGAACCAGAAGACCGCGCGCCACTATGCGCAGCAGCGGTTTAAGGACATGAATAAGGTTCAGGCCCAATACCGTTTTAGTGGCCCTGCGCCCGTGTGTGACGATTGCGCCGCGCAGTTTGCGGCGGGCGTCGTGGGGCAAAAACACGTTGACGATAACTCGGCCCCCCTGCATCCCAATTGCCCGCACGAGTGGGCAATGGTGGAACCAAAGCTAGGGGTGTCGGAAGGCAAGATATGGGTAGGAGCGGCACAGGCCGCATGAGCGCGCCGCGTTGGGCGTTAAACACGAATCAGGAGTAAGAGCATGACCAGTCAGCAACAGCAGAATCCTAGCGTGTCATTGCGCAAGCGGCGTCGTTGGTATGCACCCGAAGACCCAGCCACGCCCGCGCCCGATGCGCCCCAGCAGGACCAGGCCCAACCCGCCGCGTCTGCGGAGACGGAAAACACCGTAACGGCACCGGTTGAGCACATGATCCCGAAGTCTCGGTTTGATGAGATCAACGACCGCGCAAAGGCGGCTGAGGCCGAACTCGCCAAATTCAAGGCGGACCAGGACAAGGCCGAAACTGAGCGCAAGAAAAAGCAGGGTGAGTTCGAGGAGCTCTATACCTCCGAACAGACCAAGACGGCGGACTTGACGAGCAAGCTCACGGCGGCAACTGAACGTTTAGAGAAGCTCGAAGCCGTGTTCAAGACGCAGCTTGATAAGCGCGTTGAAGCCCTGCCGGATCACATCAAACCCCTGATTGCGCACATGGATGCACTTGAGGCGCTGACCTACTTGGACGCGAATGCCGACAAGTTCGTTACGCCGCAAGATGGCAGCGCGCGCAAGCAAGCGGCTCCGTCGATTAACGCGACGGATGGCGCACGGAGTAATGGCACCGGCAAGGGTGACGTGGTGCTAAACCGACCAATTCGAGCGTAAGGAGTTAGGCAAATGGCAGATTTGTCGTTGACGGCTGCTCAGATTTCGCCGGTCTTCCCTGACAAGGCGGAAATCTATACCTTCATCGCTGTTGAGGCGATTACGAAGGGGCAGGCTGTATATCTGGTGGCTGCGTCCGGCAAAGTGGGCGTGGCAGATGCGAACGCATCGGGCAAGCAGCAGTTGCGCGGTATTGCCCTGAATGCGGCGGCGGCGGGTGAACCCGTAGCCGTGATGAAGACTGGTCACATCTATGGGTTTACCCTGACCAGCCAGGATTATGATGATGCGGTTTACCTGTCGGATACGGCGGGCGCGCTGGGTGATGCGGCGGGCACGATGACGGTAAACGCGGGTCGCGTGGTTTCGCTGTCCGATCACAGCCTGACGAAGGTTGTGTATCTGGACGTTAATTGGGCGACCGTCTGGTCGTAAGGAGCGCTAAATGTCTGGTATCTTGGGATTGATTGGGCGTAGCGCGACTGACGATACGTTTATCAACACCGTTGGTCAGAGCCTTGTGTTTGATGCCTCGCAGAAGTACATCGAGCGCATCAACGCCGAACTGAACCAAGCCTATTCGCTGTTCGTGGCAGGTACGACCAGCGACTACAAGAAACGCTACAAGCTGCCCGGAGGCGGGTACATGCAGCGGCGCGCGGCGAATGCGGGCGGCGGTGCGGTGCGCGCTTATGGTGAGTGGGATGTGGCGTTCCCGATTGAGGACTTCGATGAGCAGGTGGCCGGCGATTGGGTGGACCTGCGCTATATGACGATGGCGGAATACCAGCGCCACCTGGATACCATCCAGGCACGCTACGTGAACACGTTTCGTTTCGAGATGCTGCTCAAACTGGTCAAGAACACGAACACCACGTTCAACGACCCACGCAAGGGCGCGTTGACCATCGTCCCGCTGGCGAATGGCGACACCGTGACGTATCCGCCCGTGCTGGGTTCGGATACCGAAGCGACCGACACGCATTACCTCGAATCGGGGTATGCGGCCACTGCCATTGATGACACCAACGACCCGTATGCCACGATCTACGAGGAACTGGTGCAGCACTTTGGCGACCGGACTGGTGGCGAGTCGGTGGTGGTGTTCATCAACCCGGCAGAGACGCCCGAAACCAAAGCCATGACTGATTTTGACGCGGTATTGGATAAGGATATTCGCGCGGGTGCGAACGTGAGCATTCCCGAACGTCTGCCCAACGTGCCCGGCAAGATCATCGGCAAGGTGTCGGGGTGCTGGGTGAGCGAATGGCGCTATATGCCCGCGAACTATATGTTCGGCATCCACCTGGAAGAAGAAGCGCCGCTCATGATGCGTATCGACCCGCCCGAAACCGGCATTCCGGCAGGGCTGTCGTTGCGCTCGAATGACACGGCCTACCCGTTCGAGACGGCTCGCTGGGGCGCTCGCTTCGGTTTCGGTGTGGCGAATCGGCTGAATGGTGTTGTGATGGAACTCGGCACGGGTGGCACCTATACCATCCCGACCGCGTACCAATAGGCGGTAACTAATGGCTGACAAACGCTCGATTGAAATTCGCCGCCAGCGTGAACACGAAGCGCTGATTGCGAAGATTGACGAACTGGCGCAGGAAATCAAGGCGCTGTCAGCACTTGTGCGCGGTGAGGCGGAGCAATCCGCCCCCGCGCCTCGCTCGCGTAGCAAAAAAGGCGGTGAAGTATGACCGGAAAAACGCGCGAACAGCAGTTACTTGCCGATGCGCTCGTAGTGTTTAACAACGTGCGGTTGGGCGACAAGCCGAACAACGCACTGCTGCTGGGCGCGGGCACGGCGACCTATCCGGTCACGACCGCTACAGCAGACAGCAATCACCTGGAATTTCGTTTGCAGAATAGCGCCACCAGTGGCGACAACCGCGCGCTCTATCTTCGGTTCTACCTGACCGGGGCAGGTGGCGGCGGTGAGGCTGCGCGCATCTTCACGACTGTGGATGATGTGGCGGCTGGTACGGCGCACGGTGCGCATATCTCGCTGAACTTCGACGCGACCGGCTCGGTAACTGGGCTGGGCGTGGCGGCACGTGCGACATTGCACGTTCCTGACGATGCAAGCTGGGCACCTGGCACGATTGCTGCAATGCAGGCGGAAATCTACAGCGATGGCGCGGCCAGTGACACAGACGGGGCGACCGAAGTGTCGTTCCTGCGCTTTGTCAACGGTGGGCACGCCAACGGTATCGCGGATGTGGACGACGATGCCAACTTGCTCAAGCTGGACGGTTTTACCGTTGGTGCGGGTAATGTGGTGGCGGCGAAGACGGCGGCGGCAGTATCGCACACGATTCGCTGTGACATCGGCGGGACCACGTACTACCTGATGGTTTCGGACACGCAGTAATGGACGCTGTAAACGCGTTATTGGACCAGATGCGCCAGCAAGAACAGACGCTTGAGCAAGAGCAGTCGCGCATCAATGAGCAGTTGATTGCCACGCGCGGCGCAGTTCAGGTGCTCGAACATCTGCTGGCGCAAATGGACCAAGCGAGAGACGAGGGCGAACATGCCAGGGACTAAACGATACTACAGCGTGGATCAGGTCGCGGTCACGCCAACCATCACGGCAGGGGCGTATTCTGCCAACGACGTAATCGGCGGACTGATGACGTTCCAGTTTAAAAACATGAATTCGGGTGGAATGGTAGGCTCCATTCGCATTCGTGACAATGGCGCGGTTGGTCCGGCAATGGTGCTGTATGTGTTCCGCGAAGCGCCCACGACCACCGCAGATAACGCGGCGTTTTCGTTGCTGGACGCAGACAGCGACAAGCTGATGGGTATCATTACGGTTCCGACGTGGATAGACTTCACGGCGTTTAAGTGGGTGGCGTGCAGCGGGCACGACGACACGACGTCACGTGAAATCGACTTTCGGACACCGAACGGCGCGGTCTACATCTATGCCAAAGTCACCGGTACGCCCACGATGACCGCGACGACTGACCTGCGCTTTGATGTCACGATGTGGGGTGACTAATGGCATACGCGACCACATCAGATGTGCAGGCGTTTCTGGACGCCTATCCGTTGACGCTCGGCTCAGCGACGAAGCCCTCGACAACGACCGTCAGCGGGTGGCTTGATGGTGTCTCCGCCCGTGTGGACGTTGTGTTAGCGCGCAGGTATGACACGATTCCCGCGACTGGCACATCTGATGTGGCGCTGATCAAGCAGTATGTGGCTATGCGCGTCGCGTTTGATGCGTACACAGTAGCGTTTGGGGCAGACAAAATCCCCGACACTGTAAATGCGTGGCGCGACGACTTCGCCCAGTTTCTCAAGGACTTGGCTGACAAATCCATCAGCCTAGTGGACCAATCGCCGCGCGTGCGTATGGGCACGATTAAAGCGATGCGGTACATCGAGGACTAACAATGGCACGACAACGGCGCGGCAAGAACACGGTTATCAAGCTAGTGGATGGCGACATTACGTTCTCGATGCAAGACCCGCAGATGATTGCGGTTACGCGTCCGCTTGAGCACTATCAAACCGCGAGCCGTAACTTTACGCCTGTGTACTCGCGTTTTTGGGCATACCACGAGCAGTCCATCATGCGCAACTTCGCCGCCGAGGGGCGTCCGCGTAAGTGGGCACCCTTGCAGCCTGACACCATTGCGGATCGCATCCGTCGCGGGTTTGGGGCAGGGCCAATCTTGCAGCGGTCGGGGCGAATGATGCGCGGGTTTAGGGCTAGTTGGGGACCGCGCGCCTATCGCGTGTGGAACAACACCGACTACTGGGTACATCACCAGTATGGCGCACCGGAGGCCGATATTCCTGCGCGTCCTATGCTCGTCCTGTTGCCGCAAGACCAAGCCCAGTTTACGCGATTAGCGCGTGAGCATCTGGCACCGGAGGCAAAATAATGGCGGTCCCAACTGAGATTGCCGAGGGCATTGCCGCGATTATAGTGGCGACATCAAGCCTCAACGGACTCGATATGGTCTTCGTGGGCATCCCGTATGCCGTACAGAACCAGTATGACCAATACGCGGTGGTGGTTGTAGATAGTGAAATCACCGAGGAGCGATTGACCGGGAATAAGGTATTCCGCACCTACACGGGCGGCATCGTGATCAATGTACGACTGCAAGACACGCTGACCGCTGTGGGTGTAACCGGCCGCATTAATCGAATGGGTGGTTATGCGACAGTAAATACGCTGGTTGATGCCGCCGTGAAGTTGTTCAAGACTACTGCCAATCGTCGCTTGGGCGGGTTGTCCGTGACTGGTGGCGCGGTAGATAATTTCGAGGTGGGCGAACCGGGCATTGAGTACGGTGTATCTGCCACAGACGAGCGTGAAACGAGCTACTTGCACTTTGGTGCAATTCCGTTCAGTTGCAGGACGTTGGAGACAATATCATGACGATAAAATACGAAGTCACGCATCGCCTCGGCGTGTCGATTCCCGGTCTGGGAACCCGCGCAAAAGGCGGCGTGTTTGAGGTCACAGAAGACAAAGCGGCGCGGCTGCATCTGGACGAAAACTTGGCACTCAAGCGCATTGATGTTCCCGTGCGTATCAGTAAACCGAAGGCTGAGGTAAACCCCGAAGCCGAATCGAACGAGGAGGGCTAACCAATGCCTGCGGAGCATATCATTTTTGAACAGCAATCGGCGTGGGCAACGTGGGTTACGCCCACCAAAGCCTGTCCGGTGACTAGCTGGAGCCTTGACCCTGGCGTGTCGCGTGTGCGGCGTCGTGAAACCGGGACCGGGCGCGAGCAGAAATATTCTTGGCTAGGCGCAAAGACCCCGACTGGCTCATTTGAGGCGATGGCGTTTTACGAGTATGTCGGCTATTTCCTCAAGGCGGCAGGGCTGAATGACATTGCCAGCACGCAGCAGGGGGCTACAAGCGCCTATGAACACGGATTTCTGCCCGGCGCTACGGCTGATCCTGGGTTGAGCGTGCAGCTCAAGCGCGATGCTGACGACGCCGACAACATCCTCGGCGTTGTCATTACGCGGTTGGGGCTGGCGTGTCAGGCGGGTGAACCGCTGATCTTGTCCTGCGACTATATCGCACGTGACGAAGCGCCAACGGGCGGCACTTGGGATTATGACGGGTCCACTGGCGCGCCTGCCGTGATTGCATCTCCGACCTATTTTGCCGACACCATTCTGCCGTTCCGGTTCCAACACGCCGCGCTGTCGTATGGCGGCACGGTGTCTTTCAACAACACAACCAATATCTTCACGGTGAGCGGAGATACCGCCGCGACCGTTAAGATGGCCGAGATAACAATCGAGAACGGGTGCGACCCGCGCGTCATGCTGGGCAATCGCGTGGCCGCAAATAACGTGGCGACTGAGTTTGCAGTGACGGGACGGTTCGATCTAGACCAGAGCACGGTCACTAAGACGTTTCGTGACTACTACCGCGCCGGAACCAAGCCCGCGCTCATTCTGACGTTCGACAGCGGTGTTGAGGCCGCGACGGGTTACAACTACACGCTTGAGGTATTCATCCCCAGCGTGGACTTCGACAACGCCGCGCTGCCAGACATCCAGGGCTCACAAGACCGGCGTATGCAGTCCGTTGATTTTACCGGGCTGGTGGGCGCAGATGGTTACAGTGTTGGCGTGCGCGTGATTGACACCGCCACCGATTACACCCCATAGGAGCATAGACTATGCCATTGATTCCGCGCGATAACGGCGGCGAGATTGAAATCAGCATTGACGGGGATAGCTACTGGCTCAAGCGTTACCTGGGTTGGTACGACCGTCGCAAGGCGAGCGAGATGAAGGGCGTCTCGATTCACGTGCGCTGGGGACAGGTGCAGGATGGTGTTGTGCGCATCGGCAAGTCTGACCTTGTGCCGATCACAATGGACGCAATGGAAGATGTGCAGCTCGCCAAGTTGCAACTGTGGCTCTCGCGGTGGTCGCACAGCGAACCGATGAATCAGAACACCATTCGGCGCATCCCGGAGCACGTAGCCGACAAGCTGTTGCAGGAAATCGCAAAGTTGGAGGGGGATCAGGACGGCCCCGCCGAAGACAGCCCTTTAGCAATCGAGTCCGCGAGCTAGTACGCGGCCAAATTCTACAAAACAGGATGCGCGCCACTGTGCCCACTGACCCAACGGCGCGCATCTTAACACTTGATGCCCTTCGCATCATTGAAGAATTCTCACTCAATGAGCAGGGCATCAGTTATAAAGACCTGGGATACGTGACAGCAGACGGACAGCTGCCCGCGTTCAAAGCGGATGAGCACATGATTGCCAAGATGCACATTGACCAAGCCAATCGGGACAAGCGACCGAAACGGACATAAGCCATGCCACGCAGCATTGTAACTGATTTTGTGTTTAACGCGGTGTCCAGAGGACGCGGCGTAAAAAACACACAAAACGACGTTGACGACCTCAACGACGCCTTAAACGACACCGCCGATGCGGGCGAAAACGCCTCGAAGGGAACAGATAAGGCGTCGGGGAGCTTCAACGCGCTTGGTAAAGCAGCGGGCTTGGCGGGCAAGGTGATGGGCGGCGGACTGGCTCTAGGGGCTGGCGCAGCGGTGGCGGCGGTAGGCACAGCGTTCCATGATTTTCAGAGCCTTGATAGCGCAATGAATCAATTCAGCGCGCAGACGGGCATCGCGGGCGAGGAACTGGACCAATACGCGGACATTGCCAAGAACGTGTTTAAGTCTAATTGGGGCGACAGTCTTGAGGACGTTGTGGCTACGATGACGCAGGTGAAGAGCATCACCGGTGCTACAGGTGATGAGCTTCAAGCGCTAACTATTGATGCCGAAATCTTTACGGATACATTCGACACGGATGTAACCGAGACGGTGCGCGCCGCCAATACCGTGATGGAGAACTTTGGCACACAGGGCGAAGAAACGTTTGACCTGCTAACCACCGCCATGCAAAAGACGGGCGATCCTGGTCAAGACTTGCTTGACACATTCAATGAGTACAGCGGCAATTTTTCTGAGATGAAATTCACGGCGGAAGAGATGTTCGCGGTACTCGAAAGCGGACTTCAAAACGGCGCGCGTAACACCGACGATATTGCCGATGGCGTGCGTGAATTTAGCATCCGCCTCAAAGAAGGCGCAAGCGACGCGGCGCTCTGGGAACTCGGGCTTGATGGCATGAATGCCGGATTTAAGAACGGGACCACCAGCGGCAAAGAAATGTTTGACGCGGTGCTAGAGGGATTGAACGGCATTGAAGACCCGATGGAGCGTAACCGGTTAGGCGTTGAACTGTTTGGAACCAAGTGGGAAGATATGGGTGAGGACGCTTGGCTTGCACTCAGCACAACGACAGATAGCCTCGATAACATGGACGGCGCTACACAGCGCGCGGGCGATGCGCTTTCCAGCGGGCTTGGTCCGGCGTGGTCTGAGTTTACGCGCACAATTCGCGTGGGGTTAATGGATGCGCTCGGACCGTTCATTGAACAGGGGCTATTGCTGGCAATTCAGGCGTTGAAAGACCTGGGGACATGGTTTTCTGATGTATCTGCAACAGTGAGTAACTTCTCAGACACGCTCATGGCGGCGTTCAATGATGGCGGTTATGAGGCGGTCGGTCAACTGCTACTTGACCAACTCGAATCTGGCTTTGGCGAGCTGCGCACCTGGGTCAATGACGCCATTGTGACGCCGCTCATCGAGACGCTGACCACAACAAACTGGGATGAAGTGGGGCAAACGGCGCTCAACATCCTGGCGGGCATCGCGAAAGGGTTATGGGGCCTCGAATTGTGGTTCTTGTCAAATGTTACCGTGCCAATCATCAACGCGGCGGTGAATGCTGATTGGGGAGCCATTGCGCAGACGGGGCTAAACATCCTCATCAAGTTTGCCGAGGGACTGGGTGATCTGAACAACTGGGCAGTCGAGAATATCGTCATGCCGGTTGCAAATGCCCTGGTAGAGCAGGCGGGGCAATTATTCGAGTCGGCAAAATCGCTGGGTGCGCAAATCCTAAATGGTATCGTTGATGCCTTGTCAGAATTACCCGGTACGGTCATTGACCTCATTAATGCCGCGATCCCGAATGAGATAAATTTTGGCAAGGTGGACTTGGGCGGCATTCTTGGCAGTTACGATCTTGGCAGCATTGACATCCCCGATAACCCTATTCCTCGCGCGGCGGGCGGCGCAGTATCAGCTAATACCGCTTATCTCGTCGGCGAGCGCGGTCCAGAGCTTTTTGTGCCGGGTGTGGGTGGGTCTATTGTATCTAATCGTCAGCTTGCAGGCGCGAGCGGTGTAACCATTACCGGCCCCATCAATATTTACGGCGTGCAAAATATCGCAGACTTGCGGCGCGAGCTGTTGCAGGAGTCGCGGCGGCACAACGCAAAGGCGACGCTATGACCATCGACATCGAGATTAAGGTGTACGTTGATTTCGACGCCGATGGCAGCTTTGCCACAGCAGGCGACGATATCACCGCCTATGTGCGCAATGGGTCAGTGACACAGGGCATCACTGAGGAAGATAGGCGCATTGCAAGCGTGGGTGAATTGACGCTGGTGCTTGACAACTCAAGCCGTATATTTTCGCCCAACTATTCCAGCGGGACGTATTACGGCAAGCTGCTACCCAAACTCCCGGTGGCGGTCGAAGCAACCATCAGCGGCTCACCCGTTCGCCTGTGTACAATGAAAACCGTGTCGTGGGAGCCAGCATCCAACCGGTATGGTAGCCGATACTGCACGCTGATTTGTCAGGACTATATGCGCGAATTGGCCGATAACGTGCGCGTGAGTTTGCCATTGCGCACGAACATTCGCGCGGACGAACTCCTAAAGTTAGTGCTGGCTCAAACATTCAAAACGGACGCCGCAACGGGAACGGCAACATTCACCGGGAATCCGAGCGCGGGTCACACCATCACCATTGATGGTGTGACCCTTACGTTCGCTTCTTCCGCGTCGAGCGCGGGTGACGTCAAGATTGGCACGACGAAAGAAGCGACCGCCGCAAACTTAGTAGCGTGTCTCAACGGGGATGCGGGTACAAGCATTTATGTCAGTCCATCCACGCACCCACGCGTGACTGCAACCCTTAGCGGCGCGGTAGTGACGATTGCCGCCGATGCGCGGGGTGCGTGGGGCAATACCATTGCGCTCGCCAAAAGTAGCGCAGGCATTACCCTTAGCGGCGCTGCGCTCACGGGTGGTGCAGATTGGCCAACAGGAACGACACCCGATTTTGATACCGGAGTTCAGTCGTTTGGATACGCAGCGGACGATTGGGGTGACATTAACGCCATGTCTGCGGCAGAACAGATTGTCGATAGCGAGTTCGGATTCTTCGCGTTTGATCGCTCAGGTAATCCGGTGTTCAAAAACACAGATTGGCGCTTTGCGGTAGTGGCTGAGACGCCAATTACGATTGACAACACACACGCAGGGCTGAGCGCACAGCTCAGTCTTGATGATGTTGTGAATTACGTGCAGGTATCCTACACGCCCCGGCGCACACTGAGCGCGGGTACGATTGCGCAGGCTGAAAGCGCGATTAAGGTGCCAGGGCTGTATGGGAGCACTCCCGTAGAGCGATGGAACAGTTACGACGCGTTGCCATCGGCGGGGGTTAAGTTAATCTCGCTGCCTTTTGTTGACCCCGGCACGGGACAAGCAATGGGCGCTCTATCCGTAAGTCCAATTGTTCCCGGCGTGCACTACACGGTGAACGAACGCGCGGACGGCTCCGGCGTTGATTATACAAACTCGGCGTATTTCAACCTGACATGGGCCATTAATGGTCCGAACCTTGAATTGACAGCCACAAACACAGCGCTAGGTCCGCTGCAACTGATTGACCTGTATGTGGGAGGTGTGGGGCTGGTCGGATATGACGAGCAGCAAACCATCCAACAGAATGATACCAGTGTCACCGCCTACGGGCGCAAGTCGTTAGCATACACACTGCCGCTAGGCAGCACGGCTACTTTTGCCGAATCGCTTGCGCACCACATGGCTAATCGCAATGCGACGCCAGCGCTCAAGGTCGTGACTGTTTCCTTTGACGGAAACCTGGACGCAGCCGCGTCCAGCCATCTGCTTAACGTCGAGATGTTCGATTTGCTCGCTCTTACTGATGCCCAGTTGGGACTATCTGCGGGGCGCTATGCGGTTATTGGCGTTGATTATGCCTTTGATGCCACCAATGCGACACAAGCCAATTTTTATTTGTTGGATGTGAGCACGCGCACCTATTGGATACTTGGCGATAACACGTATGGCGTGCTGGGCAGCACCACACGCCTGGGAATTTAGGAGCACAACATGGCATGGACCACACCGCGCACGTGGACAGATGGCGAAGTTCCCGGCGCAACCATTTTTAACGCGCACGTGCGCGACAACCTGGCGTATCTGCTGGGCGGACGCGGGCATGTGCTGGCGACTTCGACGGAGGCGCCGAGCGAGACCACCAGCACGAACTTTGTGGATGCGGACGCGACTCACCTGGCGGTGACCGTGACACCGAGCGGCACGCGGGTGCTGCTGGTGGCGGGAGTGGCGGCCAAAGCCAGCAGCAATACGATGCAGCTGCGGCTGAACCGAACGGACGGCGTGCCGGGGGTGAGCGTGACGCTCAACTCGACTGCGGCGTATTACGCGGTGTGGCCGGAACTGCTGACCGGGTTGACGCCGGGAACGACCTATACCTGGCGTTTGCAATTCCGGATTAACATCTCGGGCACGGCGAGAGTGAACAACTATGATGGTATTCGCCTATCCTGGATTCTGGCGCTGGAGGTGTAGACACGATGGCGGAGTTTGAGCTGAAGTATGAGCGCGAGCGGGTGAACGTGGAGAAGCTGCACGACGAGCTGCGGGGCCTGCTGGGCGAGAGCCTGGTGGGGGTGAGCGCGGGGCCGGGCGTGGTGCGCGTGCACACGGCGCAGGATGCGAGCAAACAGAGCGCGCTGATTGGGGAGGCGGTGGCGGCGCACCGGGCCGAGGACCTGACGGCGGCGCAGAAGGCGGAACAGGACCGGCGGGAGCTGATCCGGACGCTGAAGGCAGTGCCGGTGGCGAAATGGAACGAGGAGCAGCGCCTGGCGGCGCTGCGCGTGTTGTGGGAGATGGTCACCAATCAAACGGGAGCGTGAGTCATGGAACAGCTGGTGTTGGCGGTTGTATCGGAAGAGCTGCTGCGCGTAGGGAGCGTGGTCGGCTCGGCCCTGGGGATGCTGCTGGTGGTGTTGACGCTTGCAGCGAAGAGCCACGAAGAGCGGCTACGGCAACTGGAAAAGCTGGCGGCGCGCATCGGGCGCGGATAGGACATGGATTCGTGGATGTTTTAGAGCTATTACGAGCGCTGGACAGCGTCAGCACGGCGGCGCTGATCGCAGCGGTAGCGTTTTATGCCTGGCGCAGCCGGGACGGGGCAGACCAACGCAGTGACGATCTGGCGAAATCGCTGGTTGCATTGGTGGCCGACCTGTCATCTAACGTCAAAGCGAGCACGCAGGCCATTACGGCACTCAATGAGTGCGAAACGGACACACAAAGCGCGCTGCTAGGGATGCGTCGTGAGGTCCAGATCGCGCACGGAGGGCAAGCGGAAAAGCTTGACGCCATTTTCGCCAAAATCGAGCTGGTACCTGTCGAGGTCAAGAGCGTGTTGGCAGAAGATTTCGAACGCGTGGGTACAGCGTTGTCTAGTCTGCGCTTGCAAAATGACATGCAGAGTCGGCAACTCGACAGCGCACTTGAAGATTGGGCTAAAACGGGAGCGAAGCTGGCTGGGATGATTCGTTCTGAGGATTCCAAATCGGAACAGGAAAAAGAGCCACGACCACCTGAAGCAGCTGAAAAAAACGAAGATGAAACAGCTACGCATGAAAAGGAAGTGAAATAGTGGACCTTAATCAGAGCACGATTGACATGATCAACCAGGTCATCCAGGTGGCCATTCCGGCGCTGGCGCTGCTGCTGGCGCTGGCGCTGGCCGCGGTGGTCGGGCGCCAGTGGGTAGGCGTCTGGCACACGGCGCGCGGCTATTGGCCGGACATCATCGAAAGCATCAATGAAGAGGACGATCTGCTGATCGCCTGGCTGGCGCGCTACGCGCCGGCGCTGGCACCGATGATCGTCAAACATGGACCGGCCTTTTTCCGCGCGTTGGCTGAAGCGCTGGATAAGCTGGCGGAGCCGGATGCGCCGGCAGTTGAGGTCGAGGTCAAGGTTGGGGAAGGCGTCAAGTAGGATGCGACGTGCACGGCTTTTAGCGTTGGTGATCATTCTGGCGGGCGTCGTGTTGGCGGCGTCCGCTTGTGTTGGTGGTGAGGTAGCCGGGGAGAGCGTACGTGCGCAGAGTGAAGTTGGCGCAGGGGCAGGTGATTGGCGAGCGGTCGGGGTGGTCTATCAGGACGCCGGCGGGGAGTTGCATGTTGTACTGGATAGCACGCCGGTACAGCCGCCGGCCACAGCGACCGCCACGACGCCAGCGACCAACACGCCGCGCCCGACCCTGACGCCGGAACCGTCCGCCACAGCCACCACGCGCCCCACTGTGACGCCAAGCGCCACTAACACGCCTGTTTACACCTTAACGCCCACAGCGAGCGCCACAGCGCTCCCAGGCGACCCAACCCAGGAACGCACGCCACAACCGACCCTGCCGCCGGCGACTCCGATGCCACCGCCTGATGAGGTCTGCTATGGCACTGTGGTGGCTGATACGCTGCGCTTGCGAAGTGACCCGACCACCGGCGCCACCGTCATCGGCGGCCTGCGCGCCGGGCAGCGGGTGCGCATTCTGGAAGCGCGCCTGGTGGGCGAGAACGAATGGGCGCGCGTGATCACCTCGGATGACGTGGGCGGTTGGGCCGCGTCGTGGTACCAGGGTGCGGAGTTTATCCGTTACGACTATACGGATGAGTGTTTGGTCATCCAGTACGGGGATGGGCCGCAGGCGCTGCTGGTGGGACCGCACCTGTTATTCAATGCCAACGGGGGCGCGCTGGCGCCCCTGCTGGCCGCGTCCAGCGTGGTCAAGGAAGTGAGCGGAGACGGCAAGTTGCTGGCACACGCGCGGGCGCTTAACCCGAAGGTCGTGACGATCTACCGGCACACCAACGATTGTCCACCAGACTGGATGGATGGCCGGCAGTGGTTTAATACCGTGGCGCCAGGCTGGCCGGCTGGCGCCACCTGGTACGAACCGCAGAATGAGTGCGGAGAAACATCACGCGGCTACTCAAACGCCTTTCAGATTGAGCTGATGCAAGCCGCGAATGAGGCTGGCAAATGTCTGCTGCTGTACGCTTTCAGTGTTGGTACGCCTTCGGTGGAGTTTTTCGCGCAGACGGGGCCAGTGTGGGACTGGGCGCTGAAACACCCGTGTCAGCCGGGACGCCACCACGCACTGGCGTGGCACAACTACACGCTGGGCCTCGACTGGCTGGACCGGTGGGTGTTCCAGGGCTGGCGCTTGCGGTGCGATGCGCTGCCGGGCTACTGTGAGCGGGTGGGCGTGTGGTTTACCGAGTGGGGCGCGTATGACGCCGAAGACCAGCCGATAGACTGCGCGCGGGAAGTGCGCAACGTGGAGTTGGCGCAGTTGGAATATAAAAACACCGCTATTCGCGGTGTCTTGTTGTGGAACTTCGGGGCGCTCGCCCCCTGGCGAGATTTAACGCCGTGTGCTGGCGCGCTGGCGGGGGCGGTGGGCTAGTCGGGGGCCGCCCCCAGCAGCGCGCGCGCGATGGCAACGGGGCAGTCGGGCGCGTGGTGCACTTCGCCGTCAACCTTCCGCACCTCGCAGTATCGACACACAGATGCTCCATATTCGCCCAACACGTAATCGTCCTCCCAGCGCACCACCATCGCCCGCGTGACCGCTTCCAGCGCCTCGCACCGCGCCAGTAGGTCGCGCACCAGGGCGGGGGCGGCGGTGATGAACTCGGCGTTCGCAGACTGGCGACACTTCACCATTTCGAGTTGGTCGAGTTCCCAGGACTCGTCCCACTGAATGCCCGGAACGCTACACACATAAGGCGAAGCGTAGCTATAAACGGTGATATAGCCAGTCTCGTATCCAGGACGGGGCGCAACTTGTTGGGCACGCCACTCGCCCGGCGTGATGCCCGCCAGCAGTGCGCGAGCGCGTTCGGTTACGCCGGTCATTCGGTGTCCTCCTCACTGTCCAGGCATCCGCACGAAATCAACGTCCATCCGCATCGGGGGCAGGGCTCGTTATCGCATCCCGGCAAATGGTACTCCCCCAGCGCCACCCCGCAATCGGGACAGGTGGCGGGCAGCGGCGTGTCATCCGCAGGCAGTACGCGCGGCCCCGGTTCGGCGGGTGTGAATGACTCGCCATAGAGCACGGCGGGGAGTTTCACGCCATCTGGATATTCGATGATGTTCATGGTCGCTAGCTTTTGCCCAGCGCCAGGGGCAAACAACAACGTGTCCCCGGCGCGCAACGTCGCATCTATCCACTCCATAGTCGATGTTAACCTGCGCGTGGCCCAGGTCAGGCCGTCATTGCTATCGTCTCCACCGGGTCCAACGTAGTATGTCGTCATCGTCTCAGCGCCTCCCAGCGCAGTCTTGTATGATGCTTCGCATCTAGAAAACTGCAAACGACAGAAATAAGACGTGTCGCTCAACTATCTCAAGTCCCGCGCCTGATGGGTGCGGATCATGAACCATATCGCCATTGAGCGCGATGCAAACGTGCCGAACGCCACGCGGCGAAACACCCGACAGAAGGTAATAGGCGCTGTACGGTGTTTTCGTTGCCGTCACTTCCATTGGGCGGATTCCGCGCCGCTCCATGAAGCGATCAAACCGTAGCCATTGCCCCGCTTGAGTGCCAAAATCTGGCACGTCATCAAGCGCAACCTCAAGCAGGCTAGCAATACACGCCTGCAAACAGTTCCCATCGCTTCCGTCTCGCGTTTGATATACTGGTCTCATCTATTCCTCACGTTCGCGTGTAGTCGGCGGCTCGTACCACTCTGGGAGACGGATTGGTACGCCATCCTCAAACCATCCCGCGCCCTCGCAGGTGTTGCACGTCCAGCCTTCCAGCGTTGTGCCTCTGCCGTGACAGTCCAGGCAGCGAGTTGGACGTTCATCGCAGTCGTGTTTGTCGTTCACGGCGCGTCTTTCCCGCATGATATCATCCAGCCGATCAATGATGTCTTGCGCGCTGATATGTTCCGCGTATTCGTCCTCGACTTGTACAAAGTCAAGAATCCGGTTGAAAGCGGTCAGCAGCACGCGCGCCTCGCTGCATTTGTCGCAGTAATTAGTGCTCATCTTTCCCCCTGATAGTTTCCCCGAACGGCCCTTCGCGTGCATTATTCTTCAGTGTCCAGTTGGTAGTTAACTTCAACGGTTGGTCTGTAAATGCCATTGTGCTCAAGCAAAGACCATGAACGCTCAAGCAAAGCGACCTGTTCTAGCATCTGCTTCAGATACGCCCGAAATTCGCGGTATACATTGTCAGGATCAAACATATCCTCGCGTCTAGATTCCGTGATTGCAGCGCGGATTGCCATCTCGATATCAGCCAGGTGTTTTTCCATCGTTTTCGCCCCTCTCATTGATGTCGAGCATAAGATACCTGCGCATCTCCTCTTTCGTCAATCACAGCGCACCATCCAGCGCGGCCCGAATTGTTTTCTCTAGGCTGTCGCGCGACTCAATGACAAAAACCTCAGGCGGCGCTTCGCCGTCAATCGAAATTTCATCAACGGTCGGCAGTCCGCCGCGCTCTGGAAAATCGGTGATGGTATTCCAGAGCCATTGTGTTAACTCTCTTGCCAAACCGTCAAAGTCGTGCGCTTCAATTGCCGAGTCTAAATCGAGTTCGAGCGGTATGTATTGCAATTTGTTTTGATCCATCAATCACACTCCTGAAGATACAAAACTTCCGCTGCAAGGCTGCGCAAGTCGTCCAGCGGTTGACATAAGATAAGATTGCGTCCGTGACATGTCAGGATCGAAAGATTGACCAGTTTGCTATCAATGATCGCGTTACATTCCTCGCGGGTCATGTGTGCCGTGCGCGCTTCGTATTCGATCATCTTCGCGCGTTCCGCCTCAATCTGTGGTCCTGCGTTGCGCCAGTCGTTTTTGTCGCTCATTCGCCTTTTCTCCTCACATACGGCAGCCGTCGCGTGTTGGCCGCCTGCTTCTTGATTTCCTCTTTGCGCCGGTCGTACTGCGCTGTCGTCTCCACGTTGCTGTGGCCCATCATGCGCGCCACCGTCGATATATCGACACCCTCGGTCAGCAGGTCGCCTACCGCCGTGCGCCGGAAATTGTGCGGGCGTGCATCCATGATGCCTACCGCTTTCCCGCGCCGGTCGACCATGTAGTAGATCGCCTGAGCCGAGAGCCGTTTTTCCTTCAGTCCGCCGCCCTTGTTGACCGGCCAGAACAGCGCACCTTCCGCATGACCACGCAGCGCCAGCCAGTCGGCCAGCGCGTCGCACGTTCCGCCGTCCAAGAACGTATCGCGCGCCTTGTCGCCTTTGCCGTGACGCACGCGGATTTTACCGGATTCGGCGTCATAGTCGCCCACGTCCAGCGCAGAGACTTCGGCGCGTCGCAAGCCTGACCACAGGATACCGATGATCGCCGCGTCACGCGGGCCGGACGGGGTTTCATCCTCCATGCAGACCGCAATCATGGAGCGCACTTCGCCAATGGTGTAATCGCGTCCGGTGGGCAAGTGGCGGTCGGAAAGGTTCTTGAAATCGACCGCGCGCTGATATTCCTCCGCCGTCATGTAGCCCAGCCGCCAGCATTCTTTCAGGACGCCACGCAGAGCCGACAGAATCTTGTTGGTCGTTCCTGGTGCGAAGCGCTGCGACAATGCCGCCCGAATCGCCATCGTGTGCTGGTAGCGCAGTTGCCCCCAGCCCGCGCCCAAACGCACCGCGCCCAAGTCCGGGGCAATGATGTCGGCAATCACGTCAAGCGCCTGGATCATCGTGTCACGCGAGCGCTGCGCTTGCAGGCTGCCCAGGTACACGAGGACCGGGTTCTGGTCGGCGGGCACCCTGGAGCCGTCGAGCGGGATTAGTGTCATGATGCGTCCTCTCCATTGGTGCCCCCCTGAACGGAATCGAACCGTTACTGGTTGGCGCGCTACGCATAGATGCAAACATCACAGTCCGGCGCGTCTCAGACCCACCAGGGCGGGGCATATTAAGCTACTTCGGGAACATAGGAATGGTATACGGGATATTAATGCGCGCTCGTGCAACGGTACAATATTCTGAGCTGATATCTCCCCCAATAAATTGACGCAAGTTATGGCGTGCAACCTTTGCCGTCGTGCCACTACCCAAAAACGGGTCAAGGATAAGATCGCCCGGATTAGTCCACGTCATGATGTGGCGTCGCGCAATTTCTTCTGGAAACGTTGCAGGATGTCTATATCCGAGTTCATCCGTATGTGAATGGCCTCTGCCAGTTACGATATACCATACGTTGCCATATGGACTCGTTTCGCTGGTGACATAACCGCCACCATATTCTTTTAGAAGTCCGCAGCGCTGGCGCTGGCGTGCGGGTTGAATACGGCGTTTTCCCGCATTGCGATTTGTTTCATGTTGCAAGTTACACACCAGCGGAACGCCACGCGATAAAACGAACATATACTCGAATGAGCTAGAGTAGCGGATGGGGTTTTGTGAGACGTTCGGGCTTGAGTTCTTCTGTTTTTGCCAGATCATCGTGTCGTTCATCTTGAACCCGCACTCGTCTACGAAGTATAACGCCTGCCTCATGCTGGTGAGCGTTTCGCATCCATCAATGGTGGCGTCCCCCACCACCCACACCAGCACGCCGCCCGACTTGAGCACGCGATACGACTCGTGCGCAATGCGCTCGAAGTCGAACGAATACCCGTTGTAGGTGCGTAGGTTGTCGTATGGCGGCGATGTGAGGATCATGTCCACGCACGCATCCGGCAGACTGCGCAGCAGGTCGAGCGCGTCGGCGTGCATGACGCGCCCAATCATCCGCCGCCATGAATGTTTCGCAATGGTTGCATACAGCGCATTATGTTCTGGTGTTGGCATGATTACCCCTGACGGTTACGTAGTCTAATTCGCATACACTATCACGCGAGCGCCTCCAAGATAATCAGTTTGTTGTACTTCGTGATTCCGCAGGCTTTCCAGCCCGCCTTCTTGAAGCAATAGCCAGGGGTTGAACTGCGCACCTTGCGCCCGTCCACATAGGTATACAATCGCGCGCCGGGCCAGCGCCCCCACGCTAGCCGCATCGCCTCATAGATGAGCGTGCTAGCCAGGAGCGGCGACTCATTCCGAAACACCGCACAATTGACACCCTCCTGACCATCTGCGCTTTTGAACTTTCGCCAAATGAAAAGCGCATCGCAGTTGACCGTCATGAGTACCATCTTCTCACCAGGACCAACAAACAGCTTCGGCTCACGACCATCGGCATACTTCCGGTATGAGTAGTGACGATGGAACAATGCCCGCGCGCGCGGATCGCCGTCGGTCACCGCTATCCAATAGCCATTGACCAGTGGCGATTGATACCGCAATGAGTCCGCGTGCGCTGGCAACAATGCGCGCGGCTGTGGTCCTGGTCCAAGTAAGTACATAACGCCTCGCCTCTCTCCGGCGGCGCACGTTCCCCGCCGCCGTCTCGGTCGTCTCGGTCTATCGTCCGACTTCGTACACTTCGCGCTCATTCAGGAGCGCAATGCGCGGATGTGGCTTGTATACCGCAATTTTGCCATCTGCGATCATTTTACTGAGCACCTGTGCCGGCACTCCTGTCTCGCGCGAAATGTCTGCCTGACGCTTCCAGTCATCAAAGATCGTCATATCTACATCTAGCAGCCGCTTGTGTTCGCACCAATACGCGATCTGGCGAACATGCACCAGCGCCGACGCATACGGAAAATCAACGCGCGCTAGCTTGCCCGCTGTGATAACTTTTTCAACCTCATCTGGCTTCATGCCGAGTTCTTCTGCTGATCCCTCGACAGTTCGCCAGTCGCGCAGCGGTAATACATTCGCGCGCTTCGTTGACCGCGCAATAACTTCTTCATGCGCAATCACGCGATGATATGCTGGCTCCGGTTTATGTCCATTGCCATTGCCGTTCTTACCATATCCATTTTTCGAAAACACGGACTCAAACTCAGCGCGTGCTTGTTGCTCAATCATTGCAAGTTCTTCGGCGCTGAATCCACTTTCACGAGCTTTCTTAAACACTCCAAGCCACGACATTTTCCTACTCCCCATTCTTCCTGTACACGCACCACTCCGGGCGCGTCTCGTCCTTGACTTCGCACACCCAGCAGCGCTCGCCCGCGCCGCACAGCGCCACGAACGCGCGCCGGTTGGCATCCGCGTCCGACGTCGGGGGCTGCGCGTCGGGGTCCGGCTGCGCACCGCGCACGCTCACGGCCAGGACGCTCACGCTGGCGAGCACAACGACCATCCACGCGCCTGCACACAGCACCCAGGCATTCACGGCGCGTCCTCCATCTGCGGTGCTTGCACGCCGTCGAGCGCACGGCGCAGGGCCGCGAGGTCTTCGCGCTGCTCCTGCCAGCTATATTCCGCCATGCCCCGCTGCGCGCGTTCCATGCGGGCGTTCATCTGGACCAGCAGGCGTTGGGCGTATTCGAGGCGACCGACCGCGCGCAGGGTTTCGGCGCGCAGGGCATCCGCGTATTCTTCCCAGGTCAATTCTGGCATCATCCTCACTCCATCGGGGCGAGTCTCCCCGCCCCTGCTCTCGTCTCGTGCGTTATGCTGCCGGGTCTACCTCGGCGGATTGGGCGTAATGCGCCATGATCGCGGCGTGTACGTCGCATACCGGAATCTTGGCCGCATACAGGCGCTTGAAGTCGCGCTTTTCCGCCACGTCCAGCAGCGCTTTCTGCTTGGCCTCATCATCAAAAAATGCGTCGGAGTTCCCGCGCAATACCAGCCACAGCGCATTGGACGCGTGATTGCCTACCGTCATGCCGTCAATGTTGGCGCACATCCACTTGCTCAGCCGCGTCCAGGCTGACGCGTCGAACTCGGACGGGTCAGCGGCGGGGTCATAGTCCGACTTCGGCCCGAAGTGCTTGTCCAGCTCGCTCCCGGCCAGTCCTGGTAGCTCTGCGCTGTGCGGCGCGTCCGTCTCGGTGGTGCTGCGCTCTGCGCGCGGTGTCGGACGCGACTCGGCGGGCGGTTCGGGCGTGGCGTCTTCGGACGCTTCCGGCTCCTGCTGTATATCCCCCTGCTCCTGCTTGCGCAGGTGCTCGTATACCGTGCCATCGTTGTACAGTTCGCGGGCAATACCCCACTTAACAGCCGCGCGTTTGAAGGCGTCTGAGAACGCGCCCTTGTCTTCCTCGATGTTGGACTCAGTGCCAATATCCGACTTTCCAACCCAGCCATCACCCACGCGAATATAGAGCGTGCAAACAACCGTACCATCCTCGCGCGTGGTGTATGTGTCATACCAGTTCGCAGGACCAACAACGCCATCCAGTCGGTTCATGACTGTGCGTGCGGTTATGTAGTTCCCCGTGCCGCCGCCACCAACCTTGCGCGACTTAACCAGCTTCGCCGGGATGGGCGCTGCCAACTCTGACCACCGTATCTCGCTCACTGTCCTGCTCCTACACTCTGCGCAGCGCTCACCGCCGCGCGCTCTACGAACTCGACCGTGCGCTTTTCCAGCGTCCGCCGTGCATCTTCACGCGCCAATACCGTCACCCGCTGCGCGCTGGTCAGCGGACGCCCCTCGCACCACGCAGCGCACACGTCGCTCGGCAGCGGTGGCTTGGCGTCATTTACGAGGCATTGCGAGACGCGGGTAATCGCCTGCTCAACGTCCATGACGCACGCTTCCACCAACCGTTCGCGCCATGGCCGCGCTGCCTGCCGCGCCGCCCACCGGTCCTCAAGCGCTGTGTCGCGCTCATCCATCTGGCGCGCGAGCGCTTCCACCCCGCGCCAGCCATAGCCTGCCATGACCAACTCTGTTACCATTTTGCCGCTCATGCTATACTCCTGAGTCTGGCGCGGGGTGGCTCGCAACCGGTCCCCGCGCCGCTGCCTCGTGCGGGCGTGTCTGCTGCTAGCGGATGCGCCCGCGTCCGTCGTAGTCGGTGTGCAGCCGGACGGGGGCCATATACAGCACGTGCCCGTTCACGTCGAGCACTTCGGCGTCGAATGCCCGCGCGCAGTCCACATCAAAAGTGGCGACGCGATTCAACACGTCCTCGCGCGTTGCTTCGTCGTGCGGTGGGTCGCAAACTTCGCCCGTGTGGTTCAGCAGAACCAGCGTTTCAAAATGGTGTTGACACAGGTGGTATCCATTGCCGCCCTGGTTGCTGGTGCAGCCGGGGATAATGCACTGGCACGGGCGGGGGTTATTTACTGACATTAGGTTCTCTCCATTATGTAAATATGCTTCGTTTTAACTATGTGAGTCTCGTAACTGACTCACGGCGAACATTTTTTACTAGGCTACGCCGCCGGCTTGTCATCTGGCATTTTGCGCACTGGCGGGGGTGTCGTCGTCCGCTTGGTTGCGCGCGGGTTGAGAAGCGGTAATCCGCTCAGTTCCTCGCCAGGGTCGCTCGCCGCTTCGCTGGCTTTGCGCCGCGCCTCGTATTCGGGCAGCGTGTAATAGTTGCTGCCGCTGCGCTTGACCAGTCGCCCCGCCGTGACGCCCGCGCTCAGAGCGCGATTGGCCGTAGCGTTGTCGCAGCGCATCAGGTGCTTGATTTCGGCATAGTACATGCCCTGCCCGTAGGCTTTCAGCGCTGCCTCCGCCTCTGCGATCAGCGGTTCCAACTGCGTGCTGTCCTGCGCCTTCTCGATGGCGTCCAGTTGCGCGCGCAGCTTGACGTTTTCCGACTTCGTGGCCGCGAGTTCTGCGCGTTGCATGTTGATCGTCGTCTGCTTGTTGCGTCGGGCGTGGCGCTCACTGCGCACACTCTCGCTCGCCTGATGCCACCGCTTCCGGTAGTCCGCCGCACGCTTGACGCTGGCCGCGCGCTTGGCTTGCAGCGCCGCGACCTGCTGTAGCAGCGCCTTGATGACCTCGCCCTGGTCCTCGACCAGTTCCGCGCGCTCGGCAGTCGCCAGCGCCGGGTCGGGCGATTCGGACGCGTCCCAGGGGTCGGGCGTCACGTCTGCGTGCATCGTCTCTGTGGGCATGGGTTCCTCCGTCGCAAGGGCCAGCTTCGCCAGCCATCCGAACGTAAGTTTATTGCCGTTCATGTCTTCGCATTCGTACAAGTATTTCGCGTGTTTCTCCTGGCAGGTGCCGGGCTTCAACTCTGCGTCGTCGTCCCACTGGCCGCTGCACCGGTGGACTTCCACCACGCGCGCCGTTGTGGTTCCGTTCGTAATGAGGTCGCCAACCTTGTATTGCATCGCCCTACTCCTTCACGATCTCAATCAGGTCGAGTTCCCAACACCGCGCTTTCCCATCGGTATTGTACGGCACGACATAGGCCGCGCCTTCGGGGATGCGGCATTTCCACACGTGCCCGCTCAATCGTTCCCGCGCAATCCATTCGCGCGTGGCGAAATTGATACCGCTGGCGCAGTCTGAGGTCATGCAGGGGTTACACACCTCCGAAATGTGAGCACCTGGCTCAATCGCCCACTTGGATGGTGGGGCGTGATATGAATGAAACGTTTTATAAACGATCCATCCGTCGTCATACTCAAAATGCTCACGCATCCATGTGGTTGGAGACAACAATCCGTTCGCCCCGCTCAGGTTCGCCCCGCTCAGGTCCGCCCCGCTCAGGTTCGCCCCGCTCAGGTCCGCCCCGCTCAGGTCCGCCCCGCTCAGGGACGCCCCGCTCAGGTCCGCCCGGCTCAGGGACGCCCGGCTCAGGGACGCCCCGCGCAGGTTCGCCCCGCGCAGGTTCGCCCGGCTCAGGTCCGCCCGGCTCAGGGACGCCCGGCTCAGGGACGCCCCGATCAGGGACGCCCGGCTCAGGGACGCCCCGCTCAGGTTCGCCCGGCTCAGGGACGCCCGGCTCAGGGACGCCCCGCGCAGGTTCGCCCGGCTCAGGTTCGCATCGCTCAGGTTCGCAT